CTTAGGAAAACCAGTAGAACCTGTTGAATTATATTCAGTTATAAATGTGTCATCTCTTGGCTCTAATGATACTTGAACAGAGGAACTATTTGTAGCAACCACGGAACGAACAATTAAAGCTCTTCTTTCTGTATTCGTACCAGCTGATCCAGAAGCATTTGGTAAAGCTACATATTTATTATTAGCTGTAAATGTAGATGTCGCGTACTCGCGCGCGTAGTCAGCATCTACTTCTCTAAATATTTTAAATTCTGAATCTCTAATAAAACCATTAACAATAGTAGATGTTAAAACTTCAGATCCTACTTCTGTATAATCTCTAATCTTTTGTACTAATTCTGCGTATGTCATGTTATATTAATAGTTACATTTCCTAATGCTGTATTAGCTTGTCTTCTTGTATTAATAATATCTCCACTTATTCCAGGTTGCATACTATTAGAAACAGTTACAAATTGACCTGGCCAATAATACAAATCTAATTGAACTAAAACTCCACCCCCTGGTCTTACATCTGCTCTTGGACCTTTTAAAGCCTGAGGGTCTGCAGGATGATAAGGAGGATCTAATTGAGGATGCTTTGGTTCAAATTCAGATATATGAACAATAGATCCAGTCCATTCTTTAACCATTTCTAAATAAGGAAATTGTACTCCTGATCTATCAGAAATTGCTAATGATCTTTTTCCTCGTGCAAATGGCATTAATATCTTTCTCCAAAATATGTAAAAGGTGTAATATATAAAGAAGTTCTTTGACCATCTTCTTGTAAAGCTCTTTCTAATTCATCTTCATATAATAATTTTAAACCTTGTATTCTATCTGGTGCATATTTTTGAGATAAATAAAATGAAAGTCCAGAAACCATACATGGTAAAAATCTATAAGGTAAATCTGCTTGATTAGTATAAGAACCCGCATCTTGAATTCTTTGAATATAATAATATTTTAAATAGGTGTAAGTGTTTGCATCAGGAGCTAGATATAAACTAATAGTGGGTGTAGTTTGTCTATCAACATAATATTGTGAAGGTTGTCCTGTTTGACCTTTATTAGGCAATCCCGCATATGCAGATCTATCAATTTTAGTTAATGATATATCTTGAGTGCTTGAAGTTATAGATTCAGAAGTTGAAACGTAAGCTTCTAATACATCACTACAATCACTAGGTGTTGTGTAAGTAATCGTACCCGCTGTTAATAATTGATTTTTTAATTCTACTTTCCAAAGGTGAATACCTCTGTTTCCCCATTCAGAAAATAATAAATTTAAACTTCGTCTTGATGATTTTAAATCGTAACCTTTAGTATTACGAATACCACATCTTTCAAAAGACTCTTCGATGACATCGTCGATGTCTAAATTAAATGATGTTGTTCCAGATGTGGCCATAAGTCATAACCTTATCTAATTCTGGATAATTGTTTTTTAACTTGAATAGGTTTTTGACCTCTTGGTTCAAATACCATTCCGCCTTCAGCCATTCCTTTTTTCAAAACTGCAAAATCTTCTCCAGTTATTTGATCTCTAGGTTCAGCCGCAGCTGCAATTTTACTTTGTTTTTGTGATAGTTCTTTTTTCATACGTCAATCATACCACCATAGTACTTCTTAGTAAATGTCTTCACAAAAGTTGGTTTTGGACCAGTATTACCTGCTGCTCTTTTTCTTGTAACTGCCGATCTTCTTTGACCTTCTGACATAGATCTAGCTTTAGCTAATGGTACACATTTTGGATAGCCTTTTCTTTTTTCACCTTTAGATCTACCACAAGGGGCAAAGGAACCATCTGGACGTTTAGACCCAATATCTACCCATTTTTCTTGAACCCATTTACGTAAACTCATTTTAAAATTTTTTAGTTACTTTTCTTTTTTCATCCATTATATCTCCACAACCTTTTGCAACTCCACCTTGTTTATAACTTGATACTTCTTTTCTTTGTTGAGACTTGTTTTTTCCCCCTGGAACTATTTTTCCAGAACAAACTGCAGATGCATACATATTTGCATAGGCACTAGGATACACTTTAAATTTTCTTTTTGCTGCTGCTTTTCCTTTTGGACAAAGTTTAGCCATTATTTTTTCTTTTTCTTTTTATAAGCAAGCATGGCTCGTGATGGTTTAGCCCCTCTAATCTTGCCTTCAATCTGTTGTGGTATTTGTGATCTTCCTATAGCCATAATTAAAACATTGGTGAATAAACAATTTTACCATTTACCTTCTCTGCCTTCAAGTACTGCTTCCTATTGTATTTTTTTGAAAAACTACAATGAACCCATCCACTATTAGGTTCATTTTCATTCCAAAACTCAAGTATACATTGATCAAAGTCTAAGTTAGCTACAATAAACTCAGCTAAAGTTTTATTAGCTACACCAAATATCTCAAAGTCTGCTGCTTCCCCGCGCGTGTGCTGGCTCGTGGAGCTTGATCCGATAGCCTTACATAGGTCTGCTGATCTATAACCAGAGCTCACGGATACTGGCATTCCATAAAAATCTCTTAATGGTTGTAGTATCTTTTCACAAAGTATTTTTAAATTTAATATATGCTCATCACTTGGTGTATTATCTATACCAAGTCTTAAAGCTTCTTGTGACTTTGTTAATTCATTTAATGTAAAACTTTTACTTAGATTCATTTCTTAATTTTATAATAACCTCAATAACATGTTTCTCGTATTGTTTGTTTGTAGAAAAGTTATCTAGAGTTTTAGCCATTGCAATAGGATTTCTATTTAATGTCATCTCTCTAACCCTTCTAAACTCTGCATATGCTCTTTTGGTATTTAGAATTTCTATATAATATCTAACAGATTCACACTTGTTTTTAAAGATTCTAACTCGCCAATCTATTGTATTAGGTTGTAATAAAGGCAACATTCCCTCTTTTGACCATACTCTTATACCAAACAGATTGTTTCCCTCGCGCGCGAACCTTGACCTTCCATAGTCACTTTCAACAACAGCTTGAGCTATTATTAGTTCTGTATTTACTCTTTGACGTCTTGGGATATTAAAATTAAGATAATTGATGCAGTGGGTAAGGGAGGATATGAATTCTTTGTCGTTTGAGTACTCAAACCTAGGAGGTCCAAATCCAAGTTGCTTGGCCCAGGCTATTGATTCACCCTGAGCCTTATTCTTGGCGACAGGATTGGGGAAGAATGTACCTAATACAAATGCTGCTAGAGCTATCATCAAATATCTTATTATTGTAATCTTGATTATCATAACATTTACAGTGATTTGAGAGACAGCATCCAACTGTCAGATTGTTAATACAATTAATCTTGCTTAACTTCTTTGATTCGTTTAATACCATGTTTGTCTGTTTCTACAATGGCTTTTACTTCTTTACAGGTCCAGTTTACATTACCACCTGGATCTCTTTCAACTTTTCTTTTTTGCTCTAAACATTCTGCAAGACTATCTTTAGGTGAATAACCTTCTAATTTATTGTTCATGTACATTAATAATGCAAACACAACCTCAATCATTACTTACCTCTAACTGAATCTAATTCTTTTTCTAGTTTATCAACTTTCTTTTCAAGTTGAGCTATTAATACTTTAGTATGAACATTTTCTTCTAATTGTTTAGAGTGTTTTTCTATTGTTTTGGCTTGATACTCAATTAACATAAATAATTCTTGATTTTTTGGAGTTTGTTCTGCTTTCTTTAATAAGTCTTGTGCCATTAATTTTTCATTAGTCTCTAATCTATTTAATCTTTCAACAATACCAAAATATGTCCACACAGCTACAACAATAGCAGATATAATAGCTACTATATTTTTAATAGGTAAAGCTATATTTGTTTGATCGTTTAATTTAAATTCACTGCTCATATTTTTTTATCTTTATCTATTATATCATAAAAAAAATTATCAGTATTGTCTGTTTTCCATGATCTATTTTCTACATTCCATTCATTAGTTTGTACTTTATAGTCCGGCCAATGTGTTGAAGTTGTAAAGCTAGGAATACTCCACAGAATACGATTATTAGGTTGAGCTGCATAATTACCGTTATCAAGAGCCAAAACGTGAGCACACTTATGCTGATCAGGAATTTCGGAATGTTCAGTATCCAAGATATTAGGTTCTGGATGCGCCCAATCAATCGTAAATAAATATTGACCATGAATAAATTTCTTATCCTTTCCTAAATATTTACAGCGTTGTCCGATTAAAAAATCAAAAGTAGTAACAGAAGGATAATAACTAAATGAATTCCATAACTCAAGATCTTCGAGATCTGAATGTTCCACTTTTCCTTGATGCACAGAACTGCTGTCTCCTCCTTGAAGAAAAGCACTGATAGGAAGCCTCCAGAATATTGCACCATTCGTAAGTAAAGCATGAAATAAGATTGCACGCCCTGGAATACTTGCAATACCAATGACCACACAATCTTCAGTTTCGCCGTGATGTTCTCGTAAGTCATATAAATATTCTCTCCTTATTTTACAATATATAGGTGGTATGTTAGCATTTAAATAAGACATTACAAGTTAACATTTCCATCTTCTTCTTGCTTGTCTTATTCTAGAATTGGGGTCTTTTGCTGCATTTGGAAACATCTTCATTTGTCCTGCAGATCTTGCACAATATGATTTACGTCTTGCAGCGTTTTTTGGTCCTGGATTATCTTCTGTAACAGCTGTTGATAACTTAGAACCAGGATTCATTCTTCTGTAGGCTTTAACACCAGCTTGTGTCATTCCAGCACCCGCCTCAGTTGAACGATAATTTTTTTTATTTCTTGGTGGCATTCCACCTTTTTCATAACCAACCATCATTCCAAGATTGGCCATTAATACTTTTGAATTTTTATTTTTATCAGATTCTTCTGCTTCTTCATCAGATAATCTAGCTTTTTGTGATTTGGTTGTTTTAGATTTTATAGAAGATCTATTACTTAATCCATAAAGATCTTGAGCATCATCATAAAATGACGTGCCAGTAAATTGACTCGTCTTATAAATAGGCATGCTAATTATTTATCTATAAATAAAGTAATAGTTAAAGAACTTATATTTGATGTTACACCAATACCATCAATGATGCCTGTGCCATTTCTACCAGCAAATAAAACTCCGTCTTCTGGAAGATTTAATGTTTCAGTTCCACCTGCTCCAACTTGAACTGGAATATAAACTTGTGTGTTAGTTGAACTACTAACAGTTGTAACATTTGCCAAACCATTAATGACTGCAGCACCAGAAATTCCTGTAGATTGAATCATAAATCCTCTTAATCTTGTAGGACCTGCAAATAATATTGCATTACTTGATGAGCTTGCGCATATGACTGGTTTTACATCTGACTTCATATTTTTCTCCTTATATATTAAGGAGCCCTTACGAGCTCCTTAAAAATTAATTTATTATGCTACTTGTGAATATTCAATTAACCATCTAAACGAACCACGCGCACTTGGTGTAGTTGTATTAGTAATGTTTAAGTAAATAGTTCTAGCTGCAGAAGCATACAACGGACTTGCCGCTGGTGTAGCACTCTGAGCAGTAGTGTTTAACAAAGTAGTGTTATAGAAAGCTCCTGCTGGAACAGATGTTCCTGTAGCAAGAACATCATCAGCATCAGTTGCTACAATTTGAGCTCCTGAAGATGAAGTTCCAACCTCATAACCAATATTTCCTGAAGCAACAGTTGCAGTAGTTACACATAATAGTGATATTCTTCTGATAACTGTATTTGCAGGTTGACTGAATTCAGAAATACTATCTCCAGTAGTTGCGCTTAATGTTCCTGTAACAATACCTTGTAACATAACAGCTGGTGAAGTTACTACTGTACCATCTTGATTGATTACAAAATTATTTGTGTATGCTCCAGTTGTAGAGTTTTGAGTTGCCCCAATAAATCCACCTAATGATCGGACTGGACCCGAAAAAGTTGTTAGTGCCATAGTTATATTCTCCTAGTTAATCTAATCTAGTCTCTAGGCCGTCCACTATACGGGTCTAGATCAGAAGTTTATGTATAGTTATTTGATTATAAAAGAAAAAGGGGCTTATGTAAACACAAGCCCCTTTTAAAGACTCTTAATTGATATTAAGCTCCTGGTGAACCAAAGATTCCTCTAGCATCAGAAAAGCCGAAGCTGTATCTTTCTCTAGCTTTAAATCTTACGTTACCAGTGTCAAAATCACCTTCAATCGCTGTTTTAATTGGCGATCTTACAAAGTGTTTTAAACCGTTTGGAGCATCAGTCATTATGAAGAATGCATCTGTGTCAGTTAAAAAGTGATTAACTCTATAACCTTGTGGAATCATTCCCATATTTTTGATTGCATTAATATCATTGTCAGCTGTAGCGACTCTAAGAGGTGATTTTAAAATTCTCTCAGCAGTAAATTGTAATTCTTTTGGAATAATCAATTTAGTTCCTTGAAGAGCTATTTTTAAACCTCTTTCGTCTACAAAAGCCGCAATATCAATTAATGATTGCTCTAATGAAGTTTCTGACAAATCAGCAGGTGTAGCAAGTTCGTTTGAGAACGTACCACCGTTTGCTAATGGATGGTTTGTAGCACAAAGCTCCACACCATCACCACCAGTTACAGTATTACTAAAAGCATTGTTTAGAACGTCAGCCGCAATCTGTTGTTTAGTTTGCGACATTGATCTAGCTAATGCTCTAGTGTATCTAGCTGCAAGTCTGTCGTAAAGGTTATCTTCAATTGCTTCCTCAGTTATCGCAAATGCTAATGCAAATGTTTGGTGAGTATATCTTGAAGTGTACGCTTCTGTAGCATCGTCAAACACTACTGGAGCACCTTCACTTTTAGCTGCTGCTGCTGCAAAACCAGATAACATTACTTCTTCTTCGAAAGCTCGATCAGAAGTTTCTGTTATAAAGATTTCAGCATGTTCATTGTCATATCTGTTATATTCCAGGCCGAATAGTGCATTCAATCCTGGCTCTAGTTCCTTGACTAGCTGCGAACGTGATATAGCCATTATTTATTCTCCTATTATAAACCTGTTCCGCCTGAACGGAAAAAGTGATTGTTAATTCTAACAAGAACTCCAACATTGGATGATACGTTAACATCACTGTTAAACACATCTTGTGATATATCAATTGCTTGAACCACATATGTTCCTGCTGTACCAGATTCAGACACGTCTAGGGTTACTTTAGATATCCCTGTTTGTGTTGCTCCTGTTACGTTTGTTATGGAATAGTTTTTAAACAAATCCGCAACAACGAAAGTAGCATCAGCTTTTATTTCAAATACTGTATCCGGTCCATCAATAACCATAGCGATAATATCGCTAGCATTGATTGAGCCTGGGTAGTAATTTTTAAAAGTTGGCTTCTGAGTTGTTGGATCTGTATAAAAACAACCATTAAAAACACCTACAACCTGATCAGCATCACCAGCAATAGCTCTTGAAATATTTCCAGAGTCTAGTGGTTTTACTAGATCTCCTTGAAATATTGCTGTAGAGTTGTTTGCAGCAATTCTGTAACGGTTTTGAGCGTTAATAAATGGGCTTCCGTTAAGTTGTCTAGATGGTTTTAAACCATATTGCTCAACTACGTTTGGCATATTTATTTTCTCCTTGTTAAGTTTTTATACAGTGGTCGACTTTTGTCAAAAAATTATGACTTACGTCCACCACCAAAAGTTACGCGAGATTGTCTACTAATATTAATAGGCATCTCCGGTCGTTGTTCCTTCATCAGATCGTGATCAATCGCTGTAATTCTGTCTCGAGTAATTTTTTTAAAATACTCTGAGCGTGATCTTACAATCTCTTCCGGTATCCTAGCCAACACTAGGCCAGCAACCCCGATCAAACCTGCGTATCTGCCGTCATGGATGACTGGATAATTATGTTCTCCGATTTGATTTTTAATCTCTTCAGATTTTACAAATACCCAACCTTCTCTCATTTTCTTCGATACATTTGCAGTATCTTGAAAACCCATTGACTCGACTCTAATCCATCTATGGACAAAGCCGTCTGGCGCAGGTGGTGCATCCAGAGATGATGGTGGCGTCCAAGGTTTATTCCTTGTTTGTTTTACTTCTTCAGACGCGCGTGAAGTTCTTTTATTTTTATCGCTCATACTAATTAGCCTCCTTCACGTATTTAGCGTATTCTTCTAGTGGCACCCCTAATTTTTTGGCAATAGCCACCTGTGATTTGGTGAGTCTCACAGTTCTTCGTCCTTGTTGTTTTCTTCCAGCGGAAGCAACA